CTGAAAAAAAACCTGTTCTTCCACCGTTTGCTAATAATTGTTTTGCGATTTGAGTTCTTGTTATGGCCATCTATCTATCTTATTTTGTTTCTCCAAATAAATCAAGGCTAGGCATTATTACTCTAACATCTTTTCTTATGTCAGATTCTGGTATGCCTTTTGCTTTCCATTCTATATCATCCTTATATACTTCGCCTGTTTTCATATTTGTTATTGTTGTTATTACTTCTTTTGGTTCTATTACTGGAATATCTTTCATTATGTTGTTACCTCTCGCGGCTGTATTTCTAATATTGAAGCTATGACGTGCAGCTCGTTCGCGTCAGCAGCTTGTACTTTTAATGCTTCGCCCTCCTCCATTATGAGAGGTTGACTTAAAAGTTCTGTCGTTGCCTTAGATGCTATAGTTTTATCTTTAAATAGATTAAATATTGCACTACTAGCATTTACTAAAGTTATAGTTATCGTGCTTCCTGATCCGGCGTCCTCGGATACTATTAATGATTTAACAACAGCAGTCTTAAAACTAGGCACTGTATACAGTGTAGTTAGGTCTGTTGTTGTTAGATCTACTTTTTTATTTATAAAACTATTTGCCATTAATTTAAAAAGAAGTTTTCTGCTTCTACTTCATCCTTTAATTCTTGTTGAAACGTAGTGTTTAATTTTTCCACAATTGCATCAAGATCTCTTACCTGAGCTTCCGCTGTTGACAGATCATACTCACTACTTGGTCTTGTTAATACTTGTACTATCTTTGCCATTATCTACGTCCATCTGGTTGTATGTCTAATCTAAAAGTTCCTAATTTCCAACTTTGACTAGCAGCTGTATTTTCTACTTTTAGTGCAATAGCTCTTGCTCTTGCACGTGTGTCTACTTTTTGTGTTGAGGATGAAACCGTAAATGGTCCAAGTGCAGAACTAGCTTGACTATCATTAGGAAAATTTCTTAATTGTAATGTAACTTGTGTATTACCTGTTTGTGAAATAAAGTCTGGTATAAATCTTCTTATTTTCATTATAAACTCACCATCTCCTCTAAGATCAGCCGCACCAGTTGTTTGACCTCTTTGAACTCTTTGACTTATATCAAAATCTCCTGACGATATATTTGCAGTTATTGCAGTTGTAGTGCCACCTTGAACTTGATCTGTTCCTGTTTCATGTTGATAATATATTGTTCTACCTTCAGTATTGCCTACTACATCAAAAGATGAATCGTTACCTGCAGTGTATTCTGTTGCATGTGGACTACCAAATACAGCAGAATCTTGCCACATAGTTCTTGCAAGTGTACCAACAGTCCATACTGGTCTTTGTGGAGATGAATCAAAATAATTATAACAAACCATTCTGTTTACAACAGAAGATCCTGTGGTTGGATAAAACCACATAACTTCACCAAATAAATTATTTAATCCAGCTGATACCATTTGGTTACCAGACTCTAAATTTATATTGTCATAAACATGATCTTCTACTAAACATGGTAATGATTCTAATTTACCAGCGTATCTAAAAAAACCATTCTCTGACATCCAATACGCAGAACCATCAACTTCCACACAAGCATTTTGTCCAACAAGTCCACAGTGTGTTCCAACCTGTGCAAATGCAAACGTAAATGGCTGACCAACAAAACGTTGTGTAAATAACGCTGTGTCAGTCCAAACAAGAATTGAATCTCTACCTCTTATTGCTCCTCTAATCTGTGATCCGTCAGCTAGTCTTTGTGTGCCAGCTGTATTAGTTGCCGTGGGTGTGTATGTGTTAATATCCTCTTGATCTGAGAATCTAATAAACATGTCATCTTGTGTAGATGTATCTCCAATAGTTGTTTCTGTTCCAAAAAATACTAAGTGTCTATCTGGTGTAGATACTAGCATGTGTCTTGATGCAGTCGGTGCGCCAGATATAATACTTGCTCTTGTGTTTTCTGCTCCTGCTGCTGCAGAGTTCTATTCAAATACCGCACTATCATGTATAAGACAGATTGCTTTGTCACCAAAATTATCTAATGACCACATACCAGGTTCTAATACCAAATCACCTGATGCAGCTTCACCCCATGCTACAAAGTTTGTAGTGCTGGTAACTGTTGCTCCACCACTATGTGCTGCTTTTGTTGTACCCCTTACTTCTCTAGTTACACCTGTAAGTTCGTTACCAGATATGCCTGTGTAAGATATTTCTTCATTATCTATTTTTATAAAGTTTGTACCACTATCTGGAAATTGTGATACATCACCTAATATAATTCCTGTTGTAACTGTATCATTAATACCGTTTGTTAATGTTGTTGTAGGTTCTCCTGCTACTTCACCACCCCAAGTTCCAAGAGACCAACCAAAACCTTTTGCTTGTACAGCAGGTCCTACAGGATAATAATGTTGTACTCTAATACCACCAGATGTTGTTGCACCAGATCCTGACTCATTAGATGGCATTGTAATTGTAATAGTTGTGCTTGATGGCACAGTTGTAACCATAAATTTTTTGTCGTTAAAATCTGACGCTGCAAAATTAGAATTAGTAATTGATGAAAAACTATCTAATAATACTATATCTTGAGCTCCAATATTGTGAGGACTAGAAAAAGTTATTGTAACAGTTGAGGACCCGTTGGTTGTTGTAAATGCACTAGTAAGAGTGTTTGTAGATTTAATCGGGTGTATATCATAATACACACCACCAGAAAATGCATATAAAATTCTATTAGTGCCAATGATTGCATATTTTCTAGATTTACTATTTACAAAATGATGAAGTCCACGCCCTGCACCTGTAAGAGCATCATCACCTAATTGTTTCCAACCACCTATTTTTTCGGGTGTGCCATATCTAAACCTAACATTATCGCAGTCAATCCATTGACCCTCTGCTCCTGTTGGTGTTATTTGTTTATTGATTCCTGGTTGAAACCCTATTTTTTGTAGCATATGACTCCATTATAATACTATTTTACAAATGAAGGTAGACCTAGCTTTGGTCTGCCATCAAACATGTTTTTATTAGCAAATGGGCCATTTACATGATTATAATGTAGAAATACTTGACCGCAAATGTCGCCCTCAAACGGCTCTCGCCAATGTTCAAGTTCACAGCCACTATATACTAGCATATCACCTACTTCAAGCAAGACTTTTGTGCCTTTGGGTGCATCAGGCTTATGTATGTTCTTATACTCGTCTATGACGTTGTCAGACCCCGTAGCGTCGATAAATATAGGCCAAGGAGCTCCACCAAGATTTATTGTAGTAGATATCTCACAACTAGGTCTATCTTTGTGTCTTTTTAAAATGTCGCCTGTTTTATACAATCTTGCATACGAATACGTTGGTATTAATTGTAAACCTGTTTCTTTTTGCATTCTAGGCAACACTTTCATTAATAATGTTTCCATAACCATATCTGCATAGTGAGAATAAGTATTAGGGACTTGTTGATCTGTCCAAGTGCCAAACATACTGTTGTCATATATAATATTATTTTTATACATAAATTCAACAGCGTCTCGTTTAAGTAAAAAATAATTAAATATAAAATTAGCTAACTCATATGATACTGCATTTTTTATTACCTGATATTTAAATGTCATAGTGCTATGTCCGTTCCATCTTTATGTTTTGTTTGATATTTTTTTGTGGCGTTCATAAGAGTATCTACCTCTTCATCTGGCACAATTTCTATTTCATACTCATCTATTCCAAGTATACAACCTGCAATAAATCTTCTCATTCCCATACACAAACGATATTTATCTCCATCTTTAGAACATATCAAAGGATTTATAATACCATTTTTTTCAATATCTTTTTTTAATATTTGCCACTTTGAATTTTCTGTTTGAGACATTCTACCTTTTTCTGTTTTTAAATGTTCTTCTCTAAACACTATTTTATCCTTATGCACAATCATACATCAAAACCTGCTTGTAAAAAATTAAACGATACAGATATTCTTATATCATTGCTTTTGTTTGGTTGAACAGAGTGCCATAACCAAGACGGAAATATTAATATTCTACCTTCTATCGGATTTACGTGAACTTCTTTCCATAAATGTGAGGGTGGCTTACCATCTTTTCTTCTTGGCATTACCATGTGTGCTCCTGTTTTTGGTTCATTAAAAACAATATTACCTGAATCTTTTGGTGCTTTAATATAATACACTCCACTAAAATGACTATTTGGGTGCACGTGAGGCATGTTATATCCACCTGGTGGATTTATGTTTGCCCACATGTTTCCCATAGTTGCTCCGTTTTGTAACCACTCTTCTGCAAATACTTGTTCTTGCATTATAAATAACTCATCTACTAAAGGTTTAAACACTGGTATCTTGTGCATGTTTGTTTGACTATGCCAACCGTTTACATTAGTTCTGTTTACACCTTCGTCTTTTTTAGACCATTCAATAACCTCTCTTTCGAATAATCTATTATCTAGATTAACATCTTTTGCATAAATAACAGTTGGAAAGTATGAAGCTTC